TACGACTACACAATCGAAGCTCCCTTCATGGTGCTCGACGATGAGGGTAACTTTGTGATGGAAAGTAATGACAGCTAGACGGGCAGCTCTGACGACTCTGGTTGCGCTTTTGCTGTCGTGTGCTATTCCTCCCGGTTGGGGGCACGTAGCACTTGTTTGTGCGATATTCTACGTATGGGGGTCATACCTGGTCGTGTTGGATAGGCAAGCTAGTAAGTTTATGACGGACGCCTACTATAAGAAGCGTGAAGAGCAGGCTCAGAAGAAGAAGAAGAAGAACGGGACACCAGACACGGACAACATCAGGTATGGGGCGATTGACGAGGACTTATTCTTGTGGGACGCAATGTGGGAGGATGACGATGGCTAAAACTAGAGACGAGAAGAGAGCGTACTATAAGGCATACTACGCGGAGCACAAGACGGAGCGTAAGGAGTACCAACGCGGTCGTCGGAAGAAGAGGAAGAAGCGTACGATTAAGGCTCAGGCGTACATTACTCGTAGGCGACGAATTGAAGCACTTGAGGTGTCGCTTACAGTGTCGCAGTGGGACGCTACTCTTGAGAGGTTCAGCTACCACTGCGTATACTGTGGACGGAGTAGCGAGCAGCTTGAGGGTGAGGGTGGACTTCAGCAAGACCATTGGGTTCCCGTAGTACGCGGTGGAGCGTATACTGAGTTTAACATAGTACCCTCCTGCCGTAAGTGCAACATGCGGAAGGGTACCAAGTCGCCGGGTCGGTACATGTCTAGGCTCGGCAGATGTGAGGAGGTTGGGGAAATGGATGTAAAAGCTCCGTGCCCGTTCTGCGGGAGTACGAAGGTAGTTGTAAAGCGAGGAGGGAGGTATTTGTACTGGTGTGTATGTGTGAAGTGTGGAGCTGATGGGCCGCCGGGAGGTTCTGCTACTGAAGCGACCGAGCGCTGGAACGCTGGAGGGGAGGTTGAAGATGACGAACCAGCACCCGCTGACCGTTCGTGAGAGTAGGGTGGTCAAGTTGTGGTTCGAGCCTGACTACAAGCCTGATGCAACTTGGTACACTGCCGAGCATGCTTGGAGGATGGCAGGAGGCCTTGAGGTACCTGTATCGAAGCTGCAGGGTCTGCACTTGTTCAACTGTTGGCGGATGTGTCGGAGACTGGTAGTTGCAGCCTTCGAAACTCTGAGTACCCGACGAGGCTGTCAGTTAGTTGACTTCGTTGCTATGCGTATACGTCTGATAATGTGGTGGGAAAAGATTCTACTGGCCGAGCTTAATAGGAGAGCTCTGGAGGGTGACCCTGCAATGCGGGAAGTAGCAAAGCTGTTGAAAGGAGGAACTGAAGATGGGCCGAATAGACTTGGAGTTGACTGAGAAGGGCCATGCAGCTGCAAAGGGCCTGGAGATTCGGGGCGGGGCTGACCCGCCTGAGGAGCTGGATATTCAGCTTCCGTTCTTGGAGCTGACACTTCCAGAGCTTGCGGCTGGTGAAGGAGGGTGGACGATTCTCCACGAGGCGCTTCTCTTCGCGTCGGGAAATCGGATGGGAGCTCCAGTAGCATACACAGATACGAGGGAGCCGTTCGAAGCAATCGTAGACGCACTATGGCGATACGTAAGCGTCCACTTCCCAGGAGCACCGAAGTGGGTGTTCGAGGACATAGTTCTATGGATGTGGCACCACGACGTAGCTATGGGCAGTGAGAACCTGACGCCTACACTACTGCTGATGAGTACGTGTGAGACGTTAGCAGTAGTTACCAACGAGTGGCGGTTAGGATTCATAGGGCAGCTCTTGGAGCTTCCGGGGCAAACGACAGAGGACCTGCGAGGCTGGTCAGATCTGGCACTACCTACGGTCAACTGGCACCTGCGACAGCTTGTGGACATTGGAGCGCTCGTGGAAGAAGACTCCAGACCTATCTTCTACTACGTGACTCTGGAGTTCATGCGCTCCCTTGCGTGGCGCATAATGCTTGCGTTGGAGCTCGCGCAGTCAGTCTAGAGACCAGATCCTTCTGGTTCCCGAAGAGCGACTTGCCTTTTTCTGCGTTCTGTAGTATAATTATATTAGGGTTTGGGAGGAAACATGTATGAGATACACATTAGTGACGTCAGAAACTTTCTGCAGTGCCGACAGCGATGGAGCTGGGCATCCCCTATAAGAACCAACCTAGAATCAAAAACACCCAACCGCCATCTGTGGCTGGGCAGTGCTGTACACTACGCACTAGGTGCATACTACGGTGCTGACCGGTCGGCTAGGAGTCTACTCCATGCCTACGAGGAATGGTGCACGAAGCAGATGGCCGCGATCGATGGGCAGGTCGAGCTCACGGATGAGCTCCGCGCGGAACTTGTTGAAGCGCGGGAGCTCGGAAAGGGAATGCTGTCGAACTACGTACTGTGGGCACGGACTCACGACGACTTCGACGTTGTTATGCCGGAGGTTCAGTTCTCACATCCTATGGGTGAATACAACGGTAAGGAGATTGTGTTCGCTGGTACGTGCGACGGCCTTGTAAAGACTCCTGACGGTAAGCACTGGCTTCTGGAGCACAAAACAACCGCGCAGTTCGAGACAGATCGCAAGCAGGGGTTCAAGTACCTGTTCCACGACCAGCAGTGCTTGGCGTATCTTTGGGCTACACGGCAGGACCCCCGGTTCAGCGAGTGGGGCATGCTGCCTGAGGGGGTAATCTACACATTCCTGCGTAAGGAGGTACCCAAACCTCCGAAGCTGTTGAAGAGTGGGGAGCTGTCTCGTGCCAAGAACCAGAAGACTACGTACGAGTTGTTCCGGTGGGCGATGAAGAAGTACAACGCACCAGAGCATGCCTACACTGAGATCCTGGAGACGTTGAAGGCACAGCCTGATAAGTATGTTGCGCGAGCTAACATTCATATGGGAGGGCAAAAACGTCTTGACATGTTTGAGGAGCACCTCAGAGCAATTGTACACGACATGTTCTACGGAGAGATCTACCCCAATCCCGGCATGCTGGGGTTCAACTGCAAGTGGTGTCCATTCTTTGGGCCGTGTAACCTCTCGCAGAATGGAGTCGACCCAAGAGGTGTACTCGCTGCCGATTTCCGTAAGCGAACGCGATCTCCTTTCGACCTACCAGATTTTATTCAACCAGGTAGCTCAAGCGTTCCGGATTCCGAGTAGCCTACTAGAGGGAGGTAAGTAATGGGTGAATCAAGTGCATTGACCGTACCAGAGGTAGCAGGACTATCGATCGTACCGATCAGAGAAGACATTGGACCGCTGCGGCTTCTTGCCTACGGTCCGTCTGGTTCGGGAAAGACTCACCTGATGGGAACGGTTGCAGCGGTACCTGAGATGTGCCCTGCACTGTTCATAGACTTCGACCGTGGTACACGAACCCTTCGTAAGTTTGCAGACAAGGAGGTAGTTCACGTTGTACACATCGACGACTACAGGGAGTGGGTAGCAGTGTCGAAGATTATTCGACACGAAAAGTGTCCGTATAAGACCGTGATCCTGGATGACCTAAATGAGCTGTACGAGGTCTTGATGCGGGAACGTTTAGCAAGCAAGCTAGGCCAGGCAGGCCGTGAGCCAGGAGTCCCGTGGCAGGAAGACTGGATGAGAATCCACTTTCAGCTACGAGCTACGCTGCGGACACTACGACAGATGCCGTACAACCTGTTGGCAACTACGTTGGAGGCTCTCAACGTTGACAAGCAGACCGAGATAGTTATGCGGCAGCCGTTACTGCCAGGCAAGCTTGCTGGAGAAGTCGGTAAGTACTTTGACTACGTCCTGTACATGTCTGTACGGAGCAAGAAGTTCACGGCGGGTACTCAGCTGAGTGCTCGGCTAGTTGCAAAGGCCCGGGGAAACCTACCACCTCTGATTGTGTCTCCCCATATGGGCTCCATTCGAGCCGCCGACCTGGAAGGAGCAGATGCCCGGTTCAAGTTAGTTGAAGAGGAGGAGGAGGGAGGTGAGGATGAGGTTGAGACGGTAGTCAGTGTGGAGTAACTCTTAACGTTTTGTGCTAAGCTAGATACTAAATTAGGAGGCTATAATGGCTGAGGAATTTGACAACGTTGGTGGTGGTGCGGTGGGCGTGATCAATTTGGATTTCACAGGAGTTGCCGACGGCTTCGAGGCACTCCCAGTAGGGCTCTACCTTATTGCGGTGCAGAAGATCGAGATGGCGAAGAGCAAGGCCGGCAATGCAATGCTGAACGTGACGCTCACCGTTCTCGAGCCCACAGAGTTTGCGGGTCGGTACTTATGGGATCGCCTGTCCCTCCTACCCCAGTCGCGGTGGGTCGTGAAGAGATTCCTGAAGGGGATTGGAGTAGCTGACGAAGACCTGGCAGGAGAGCTTGAGGTTGACCTCGACGAGATTGTGGGGGCTGAGTCAGTAGTGGAGGTCCAACACCGAGTCTACGAGGGGAGAACGAGTTCAGAGATCGCGAGGTACTTGCCGGCAGACACGCCGCTATCTGTAGAGGGCGACGACCTCGCCATCACACAGAGCGACGTCGAAGATCTCCCGTTCTAGGAGAACTGCTTACAACTGAATAGGAGGAACGGCTGGATCAGTTAGGCCAGCCGTTCCTTGGCTTTACCCCATGGAGGTTGGTATGGATCTACTCGAATCATTGTTCGACGACCTCTCGGCTGATGAGTGGATCGAGGTAAGGGTAATTAGTAGGGACCGAAAGAGTAAGCAGTTCTTTGTTCAGTCGGTAGCTCGGGTACACGAGATCGTTAGTAGAGTAGGAGAGCAAGCAAACGTATACTTCGGCGTGTGTCCACGGTCGTGTAAGGACGGACATAAAGAGGCCGTTAAACGCTGCTTTGTTGTGTGGACCGATGTTGACGGAAAGAGCTTTGTAGGGGGCAAGGAGGAAGCTCTCACAGCAGTGAAGGCGTTCGCTCTCGCTCCCTCGTTTGTAGTTGACAGCGGAAACGGGTTCCACGTGTACTGGCGTCTTGTAGTAGATACGCGACCTGAAGACGCCGAAGGGCTTATGAAAGAGATCGCTGCTTATGTCGGCGGCGACTGTACTTGGGATATATCACGATTACTCAGAGTGCCGGGGTCGTTTAATGTAAAGGGTGACGTTCCAATACCGTGCAGACTTGAGAGGTCGCGCGGCGATCTGAAGTACAACGTAGCGGATCTAAGTGCTGTCTGTAGCCTTGATCGAAGCGTTGCACACCGGATCGAGACTGGAAGTTCAGAGGGTTATCAGTCGCGGAGCGAACGTGACTGGGCTGTCACAACGGCGTTAGTAGGTGTCGGAGTCTCCGAACTTGGGATCCGGCAGGTATTCGCTGAGCGGTCAGTCGGAGACAAGTTCTCTGAGGAGGGAGGAGAGAGGTACCTTTCGCGGACAGTTGGGAAAGCTCGAAGGCGGAGGGCAGACACAGCAGCTAGTGCGTTAACGGAGCGGGATGACTGTTACTACGTAGATACTGCTAAGGGCGTGAGACAGGTATCTACGTTTAAGATTGAGCCGAAGCGTCTTCTTCATGGAGATGACCAAGATGCGATAATGGGTGACATTGTAGCGAACGAGCTAGTATGGGAAGATAAGATACTGCCTAAGTCGTCGTTTGACACTCGGAACGCCTTACAGAGGTACCTAACCTCTGTGGAGTGGCAGTGGACAGGAACTGACGACCACGTTAGACTCCTGCTACCCTTTCTAGTTAGTAAGCTCCGCGCACTCGGTGACCCAATGCCGAGTGCAAAAGCTGTAAGCGTGCTTGGCCGTCATGAAGATTACTGGGTTGCTCCTCACGCGACATTCTCGTCGACTGCGGAGTTTACCCAGCAGGACGCGCCAGTGCTCTTTATGCCACCCCGTCGGGGAGATCCTCTCCCAGTACAGTATGCACTGCCAAGCAAGGAAAGCTTCCAAGAGTTTCTCGATGTGCTGTTTCCAACCCTACTTGAAATAAATAACCCGGAGACGCTGTGGCCTATACTCTCGTGGTTCATGGCTACGCCATATAAGCCGTTACTTCGTGCTGCAGGCGTCTCGTTTCCTACGCTGAACGTTTATGGTACGAGGGGCTCGGGGAAAACTACAACAGTGACGCGGGTTATGCAGCCGCTAGTTGGCTACATGCAGCCCACTGCGCTTGACTGCTCGACGACGCAGTTTGTTCTACTGACGCAACTCAGCAGCACGAACGCAGTTCCGATCTCTCTCAGTGAGTTTCGGAGGTCGGGGATGCGAGAGGGAGACCATGCGAGGCTAATCCGTTACGTTCTACTTGCGTACGACTCTAGCTTCGACGCTCGCGGCCGAGCTGACCAGACAGTGCAGGAGTACCACTTACTCGCTCCGTTTACTCTTGACGGAGAGGATGCCATCGCTGACCCAGCTGCGCAAGAAAGGTCACTGATTGTAAACCTCAAACCCGAGACACTTCGGGTAGGAGGAGCCTGTTGGAAGGCGTACAACAAGATAGCGGCACTGCCACTAAACATGTTTGCAGGACCGTATGTGCAGTACACTCTGACTCAATCAGCGGAGTCGGTTGCGTCAGTCTGGCAGCAAATGTTTGACCTGTCAAAGGAAGCGTTTCCAGAGGCAATCCCAGACCGTGTGCAACGTAACATTGCTACGGCGTGTCTGGGCATGCAGTCGTTTAAGAAGTTTCTTGCTCAGTACGAAATTGACACCGTTGACATGGATGCTGCCTTTATTCGGGCGATCTTTAAGCCTCAGCTTGAGGACATCATCGACCTGAATACGGGCAGAACTAGGATACTCGTTGATGAGATGGTAGAGGACATAATCAACATCGTGGCGGCATCAGATGTAAGAGTGCCGTTCACATACAAGTATGACAAGCGGAAGAACATACTATGGGTCCACCTTACGACTGCGCTGAACTGGTGGCATCGTAAGAGACGTGCAGAAGGAAGAGCGTCACTCGACTCAGCGGCTGTCAAGCGTCAGCTAGACGAACGGTCTATGCAGTTCTTTATTGGCCCGGGACAGTACATAATGACGAAGAAGACCGTCGCCTTAGTAGGAGCGCGCTACTGGATGCACGGAATCGACATATCTGTAGCTCACAACTCCGGTCTCGATGTTCCGGATAGTGTAGCGCCAGATTCTATTATCGTTACGTACGGGAGAGGAGAAGCAGATGGATGTGCAGACGGGTAACATAGGTGCAGTAGTAATATTGAGCGGAGGTCTCGACTCCGCAACAGCAGCTGCAATGGCGCAGGCTGGCTCAGTTTCGGTCCCCAGCGGAGCTACTATAGCTCCAGTAACTTCAGTTGCAGCGGTGTCTTTCGACTATGGACAGCGGCACTCGAAGGAGTTGGGTAGCGCACTACTCATTGCCCAAACTATGAATATTAGGTACTTCCGGTTCATACTTCCAAGGATAGTACCTTCACACCTTACACGGCCAAGTGGAGATCTCGAAACATCCCTCTCTGAGTACGAGAGTGTGCTTCCCTCTTCTTGGCATCCCCACCGCAACGCCATGATGATTACTGCGGCAGCACAGCTCGCAAGCTCCTTAGGGGTCAACACAGTCATTGGAGGTTGGCACCAGGAAGACGTTGCCTACCCCGACTGTACTGAGGAGTTCCTGATGTCGATGGAGCGCATGCTAAGGATTAGCGGAGCGGACCCCGACTTTATGGTCGTCGCACCGCTACTTGAGATGACCAAGGTTGAGATCGTTCAGACGGCAGTTCGGTTCAGGGTTCCGATTGAGTTGACGTGGTCATGCTATGAGGGAGGTGATGCCCAATGCGGCAAGTGTGGAACGTGTAAGCAGAGGAAGAAAGCGTTTAGGGAAGCCGGCGTTATGGACCCTGTTCCGTACGCTGACTCAACAGTGTACGATGACTAAGGAGGCAAGACAATGGAAATGAACAAAGCGGGCAATGGAAGGGCGGAGCAGCGCAAGCTGCGAAAGGTGTTCACCATCGCGATCCTGTTGACGGGACTGTACTTCATGTGTAGTCTGGTTGCAAACGTAGCTGCCGCGAAGATGTTCACGGTCTTCGGCCTGGTGATGCCTGCGGGTACGTTGGTGTTTGCTGTTACGTTTACACTTCGTGACAGCATACAGCGAGTGCTCGGCAAGCGCATCGCGCAGGCCGTGATCCTAATCGGGGCACTACTAAACCTGTTGATGGTACTCTACTTTCAACTTACGATTGGACTCCGGCCTGCAAGCTTCTGGCCGCACCAGGGCGCCTATGCGACGATACTAGGAGCAGTACCACGCATCGTACTGGCGTCGATCGTAGCGATGATCATCAGTGAGCTGATCGACACAGAGGTATACAGCATCTGGGTACAAAAGGTGGACCCTGACAGAAAGTACCTTTGGACAAGGGTCATCGCGTCGAATGCTGTTGCAGTGCCGATTGACTCGATCATATTCCAGCTGATCGCGTTTGGGGGTGTGTTCCCGGTAGCGGCGCTTATCGCAGCCGTGTGGGGGCAGACGCTGTTCAAGTACGCTGTTACTGTGGTAAGCGTACCGCTAATCTACCTGACGCCCAACGTGAAGCAGCCCATAACGGGTGAGGAGGTATAATAGAATGGCAAGAACGCCTATCGAAGTTGATGCTATGGCTGCCTGCTCACAAGAGTTTGTAGCCGCCCTGGATACAGTTGTTATTGATCTCCAGGCAATGTTCGAGGCTAAGGGTGAGGACTACGACCAGCTCACTCCGGTGTGGCACCGGATGATGTTTGGGAACGTAAGTTGGGCCCATGAGATCATCAAGAAGGCTGACCGGCTTGCCAGTCTTGTCATGGTAGAGCTAGAAGACAAGACGCCTAGCTTCGACTCGCTCCAAGACAACGTGATGGACATCGCTGTCTACGCCATCATGTGGCTCGCATTCCAGCGTGTGTGTGAGCTACAGACTCAGCAGGTGTCAGTCGAAGCCGTCGAGGCCGACGAGGCTAGCCAACCGCAGGCAGAGACAAGGACATCACTCTTCAGCAAGAAGTAGAACAGTAAGGAGACCTTGTGTCTCCTTCAGCTGCGCTGAGTGTTTTCAAACTAGAGGGGTTTAGGCTGGGCACTCAACGTAGCTGCAGGGTACACAAGCCCTAGAAAGGAGGGTAGTAATATGTTAGGTAAGTTTGGTAAGGAGTACGTTCTTAGAAAGGTCCTATGGATAAGTGCGGCACACCGCCTGCCGGACTACGACGGTCTGTGTGCTAACGTACACGGGCACAACTGGAAGATTACAGTTGTATGCGGTGCCGATGAGCTTGACGCAAATGGTATGGTCGTGGACTTTGCAGAGATCAAGAAGGTTGTGAAGCTCTTCGACCACCAGGACCTGAACAAGTTCCTACAGCAGCCGACGGCCAGGAGTTCATGCAACTAGTTCACGCACCATAAAAGGAGGTAACAAGATGAAAGAAGGAAGGGAACCGTGTTCTGTTGTGGGGTGT